CCCTTCTTGGTAAAAGGTTGACCCCCCGAAGTGCGTAGGCTTCGGGGGGTCTTCTCTTCCCCCAGAAGGGGGTAGGGGGGAAGTCTTATGGGGCAACTTTTTCAAGATTGACTGCAAACCATTCGTAGTCGCGTTCGTTGCGCTCTTGGTATGAAGTGGGAACGAAAACCGAACCAAGCATGCTGGAAATCACGTCGCTGTATTTTTTGTAAGTTGCCCAAGACCATTTGATGTCGCTCATTGCTTCCTGCACGATTTCATGAACATTGATTCTGTCGCTGTCGTTCTTCAAAATGTCGTAAGCGTTTGAAAGTTTCTTTTCGATCTTTGTCATTTTGTTTCCCTTCGTTTTTCGCGCCCCTTCTGGCTTGTGTTTAGTTTGCCACAAATCCAGCGATTTAGGTTCAACTTTGGCAAAATAAATGCATCGTTACCAAACCGTTACTTTGCTACTATGTAAGGGAGAGAGAGGAATTATCATGGGCAAATCAGGCAACCCTGCACGCCAGCAACTCAAAGGAACGGTCAGTTGGTATTCCAACTCGCCATCGATCCCAACAGGCTACGGAGTGCAAACCGCACAAGTAGTGTCACGCATGAAACGCGACGGGTTCGACGTGGCCTGCCTAAGCAACTTTGGAACTGAAGGCTTGGCAACGAACTGGGATTCGGGCTACGGTCAGGTGAAGGTTTACCAGCGCGGCGCAGACGTTTACTCCAACGACGTAATGGCAGTTCACCACAAGCACCACCGCGCGCAGAAGCCATCCCAATCCGATCTGCTAATCACCCTTTATGACGTGTGGGTTTTGCAGGCCGCTGGACTTGACCACCTACCAATCGCTTCTTGGATACCAATTGACCACAACCCTGTGCCGCCCAAGGTGGCTGCGTGGGCTAAGAAACCTAACGTCACCCCGATCGCTATGTCGCGGTTCGGTCAGCGCGCTCTGGAAGCCGCAGGGATAGAAGCACACTACATTCCGCACGCGGTCGAAAAGGTTTTCAAACCGACAGCCACTTGGCAGGGTGTCCCTATTCGTGACTTCACTGGTTGGGGCGACAAGTTTGTGGTGGGAATGAACGGTGCTAACAAAGCATCGGCTGGCTTTCACAGAAAGGCCTTCGCTGAAAACTTTCAAGCGTTCGCTGAGTTCGCGAAAGATAAAGACGACGTTCTTCTCTATGTCCACGCCGATTGGATTGGTGCGTATGGCGGATGGAATCTCTCTGACCTTGCTCAAGCATGCGGCATCCCTGCCGAGAAACTAACGTTCGTTGACCCAATCGAATACCGCTATGGAGTCAGCACCGAGAAACTAGCAGCCCTCTATTCAGGGATGGATGTGCTTCTGTCAGCGAACTACGGTGAGGGCTTCGGTGTTCCTCAGATTGAAGCGCAAGCGTGCGGCACTCCGATCATCACGTCGGCCTCATGCGCGTCACCTGAACTTGCTGGCCACGATTCTTATGTCGTATCTGGGCAGGCTTTTTGGGACGATCCCCAGAAGTCATGGTTTCAAGTTCCGTTCGTTCACGACCTTCGCGCAGCCCTTGACGCAGCCTATGATCGTGGGCGACAAGAATTCCCGAAGACGATTGAGTTCGCGCAGCAGTTCGACGCCGAAACGGTTTACCAGAAGCATTGGCTGCCGCTGCTAAAGAAACTCTTGCCGCAGTAAAGCCCGTTAGACTTGTAGAGAAGGAGTTCATGTGGCGATAACAAACGGATACGCAACCCTTGCTGAGGTTAAGGCAGGCTTGCGCATTGCCGATAACCTAGACGACAGCCTGCTTGAAATGGCAGTTGAATCTGCATCACGTCTTGTTGACGGTTACTGTGGTCGCATCTTTTACAACGCTGGAACGGTGACGCGTATCTACACGCCGAATGATGTGTTGACCGTCGAGTTGGATGATTTCGTCACGATCAGCACGTTCAAATCTTCAACCAATGCCGACGCGGTTTTTGACCAAACGTGGGCGGCCACCGATTACCAACTTGAACCCCTAAACAACCTTGCTGACGGTGTCGCGTTCCCTTACTATCGTGCGCGCGCGGTTGGCGACTATCTGCTTACAACTTCGGGCGAAGACGCAACGGTGCAGGTTGTGGGTGTTGCTGGCTGGTCGGCTGTGCCAGTTCAGGTCAAGCAAGCCACGATCATTCAAGCCATGCGTATCTTCAAACGTTTAGATTCGCCGCTGGGCATTACCTTCGGTGAACTTGGGGCGATGCGTGTCAGCACTCGCCTTGATCCTGACGTGGCTCAGTTGGTCGAACCGTTACGCCGAATTAGAAACGTGGGCTGATGGCTAACATCACCAGCATTCGTTCGGGCATTAAAACCAATTTGCAGACCATTACGGGGTTGCGCGTTGCTGACACCATCCCCGATCAAATCAATCCACCTGTCGCGCTAGTTGAGTTGCAGACCATCGACTTCGACAAGGCGATGCATCATGGACTGACCGCTTACAACTTTCGCGTGGTCGTGATCGTGGCGCGCCAGAGCGAACGTAACGGGCAAAACAAACTTGATGGCTACGTGGCTTCGACTGGTGCGGCCAGTGTGAAGTTGGCTATCGAAACCGATCGAACCTTGAGTGGCAGTGCTTACGATTGCTTCTGTCAGGGCGTGACTTCCTACGGGGTGACTTCCGTAGGTGAGGTAAACTATTTAAGTGCTGAGTTTCAAGTTCTCGTTTATGCATCCTAAAAGAAAGGCAGTCTAGTGGCAATCTTTGTGGCAACTGACTACAACATCACAATCAATGGCGTCGATTACTCGTCTTACTTGACGCAGGCCGAACTGGCTGTTGAAGCCGACGAGGTTGAAACGACCGCGTTTGGTTCGACCTACCGCACGCGCGTTGGCGGCTTGAAGTCTGGCAACGTAACCTTGCAGTTCAATCAGGACTTCGCAGCCTCGGCTATCGACGCAGTCTTCTTCCCTTTGCTGGGAACTCAGGCAACCGTCGTGATCAAGCCGACTTCGGCTGTGGCCAGCGCAACCAATCCTAAATACACTGCTCTTGCCTTGGTGACTCAATACTCACCGATTAGTGGCAACGTGGGCGACCTCGCAACGTTCAACGTGTCGTGGCCTGTGAGCGGAACTGTGACACGCGGAACGACTGCGTAAACATGAACCGCTGCCTACGCATCACGTTCCTTGACGGGACAATCGTTGACGCCCCAGTGACCGCTTCGGACATTGTGGCCTTTGAGTTGAAGTTCGAATTGGCTCTTGATCGCATTGAGAAATTCGCGCACATTTGTTTCTTGGCTTGGCATTCGCAGAAGCGAAGCAAGGACACTGACTTGGACTTTGAGTCGTGGCTTGAGACTGTGAACATTGTGGAGTTCGACGAAAGCCCAAAAGGCTAGTTGCGCTTGGTGAATCCAGCGAGCATTGGAACATCGCCAATCTTGCTGTGGCCACTGGGATTGCACCGAGCGTGTTGTTGCAAGAATCTGATCGTATGATCTACACGATGTGGATGGCGTTGAGAAGTCAGCGCGGCCATTGAGAAAGCACCCACCAATCGGTGGGTGCTTCTTCGTTTGGTAACTAAACCAGCGAGACTTTGTCCCAGCGCGCGATGGCTACGTCTGGCTTCTCGGCATAGTAGGCTGCGCACAAATCGATCAGTGACTGGATTTGTTTCTTGTCTAATCCTGCGTCGTGCGCGGCTTTGACTGACTCGGTGATCCAAGGCAGGTCGGCGTCGAAAAAGTGTTCGATCAGGTTGCGCCATAGCGTGCTGGCGTGAGGGATGTCTTGCTGGAGGTAGAGGCCAGCGATCGCAGACATTTGTAGTTGTTCTACAAAGTCTTCACCGTAGGTGTGTTCTAGATGCCAGACTGAATTAATGTCGTCGTTGAGCAGCGCGTCTTCGACTTCGATGCATAGGTTTTTGATTGCGCCCATGATGGTTGCCTTTCTAGATTTCGTCGTTGTGTTGGGTGTGGGTGATTAGTTGGGTGGTGTCGGTGACTGGAGTGCTGGCGAGTTCGACGGTTGCGTTTTGTGCGTATCGTCTTGTGAATGGTCGGCCTTCTTCGATCGGTGTCCATTCGATTTCGACTACGTCTTGCTCTATTCGGTTGCCGATGAATTGTCCGTCGGCGTCGTGGATTGCAATGGTGATGTCGCCATTGAATACTGCGGTGGCGCGGTAGTGGTAAAGATCGGTGTGGCGTTTGTGTTCCTCGGCTTGGCGCATGATGTCACCGAGTTGGATGCTGTCGGCTGTGGCGTTTTTGAAAGCGATCATTTTGATTTCCCTTCGTTTGATCTTTTGTTATTCAGCGATGCAGAAAACAGTTTCGTAAACAACAACTTCGTAGAAGCCATCGCGGTAAATGATTGTGATTGAATCGTCTTCTGGGAAGTGGGTGTTGATGAAGTTGAGTGCTGCTGCCTTGAAGCGGAAGGCCTTGATGGTGCTTTCACTGGTGATTGCTTTGCTGATCATTTCTGTTTCCCTTCGTTTTGCGCCTTTCTGGCGTAAGACAACTATCCCATTGCTGGCCACCGCAAAGCAACTTCTTGGACATCTTTTTTATTACGATTTTGTAACGGTCGGTTAGACTAGAAGCATGCCCAAGAACGACGTCAGCGTATACATTCCGACGTTCGTGCGCAACCGTTCACAGTTTGCTGTGGGTAGTCGCGACATTCTTGTGACCGAGGTTCGTGCCTTGCAGAAAGCCCTGCGCGAGATTGATCCTGAACTGCGCAAGCAACTCGTGCGTGACGCAAAAGGCGTGGGCAAGAAAGCCGACGCAATTATCAAACCAGCGTTGCGAGACATTGCACCATTGAGTGGCATGGTGCGCCCAAACAATAATGGCCGCTTGGCTTGGAATCACCAGCAGGCAAAGGTGGGCAAGTCGCTTCGTTCGGTTCGCACTGACACGACTCAGGTTCAGTTTAGAACTTCGACGGGTGACAGGGCGCGTAAGTCTGGCATTCAAACGACGAGCCTTGTGCGCGTGCGTATTCTTTCTCCTTTGGCTGTGATCATGGACATGGCTGGTCGTGGTGGTTTCAGCGGCTTTAATAGGGGTTATCAAGGCTCTGGTTACACGCGTCCTTTCATGCGCGATGGTAGGCAGGTCAGGATGCGTTTGAACGGGCAAGGGCGTGGCATGATTGGTCAGTTGAATGCTTCGGCGTCACGTTACGTGTGGCCTGCTATTGAAACTCGTAAGGCTGGGTTGGAAGCCGAAGTGAGAAGTATCATTCAAAAATACGAGGCGATTGCTTCTAGGAGGTTTGCCTAATGGCGATCATTGTTCCCGTCGCAACTAAGTTCGACGACTCTGGTTTGAAGAAGGCTAAGAAGGGCTTTGGCGGTTTTGGTAAATCGTTGAAGGGTCTTCTTGGTGCTGCTGCGATCGGTGCAGGTATTGCGGCGATTGGTGACGCGCTGGCTTCCAGCGTTAAGAACGCGGCAGCGGATGCGAAGTCGCAGAAACTTCTGGCGTTGCAGTTACGCAACTCAACGAAAGCAACCAAGGCGCAGGTCGCGGCGGTCGAAGATTATTTGGGCAAGTTATCTATGCAGGTGGGTATCCAAGACGACGAGTTAAGGCCGAGTTTTGCGAACATGGTCAGGCAAGTTCCTAACGTCACTAAGGCTCAGAAGATGTTCTCGTTGGCGATGGATGCGTCGGCTTCGTCTGGTAAGCCTTTGGGAACTATCGTTAACGCGCTGGGCAAGTATTACAACGGGAACAAGACTGCCCTCATACGTCTCTTCCCTGAGTTGAAGAAATCGTCTGATGCTATGGGCGATTTGGCTAAGTCGACTAAGGGTGCAGCCGAGGCTGCCGCTGATCCGTTCTCGCGCTTGGATGTCGCGGTTGGCGAATTAAGTGAACAGTTCGGTGCAAAACTTTTGCCTTACGTTATTCAGTTCGTGGACTATCTGACTGAGACGGTTGTGCCTGCGGTGTCAAAGTTCTTGGAAGACGCCAGCAATCCAAACACTGATGTCGGCAAAACCTTCGTCATGATCAAAGAGGCCTTCGTCGGCAAAGACGGTAAGAGCGGCGTTTATGGAAGCGTGCTTCTAGTGGTAGATGCTATCGGGCAGTTGTTTGGAACTCTTTCAACGAATGGTAATGCCCTAGACGGTTTAGTAAAAGCGTTTGAGATTCTTGCAGTCACGCTTGACGTGATTCTATACAGCATTGCCAGCCTCATTAACACGCCTATAAGCGGTTTCGCTGACCGAGTCAAGAAGCAAATTTATGGTGCGGCCGCAATCAATGCAATTCTTGGTAGAGAGTCTTTATTTAGCAATGGCTGGCAGGGGCAAGCCGCCCCGAACCAGACAGGCACTTCGATTCGCGGCATTGAGAACTTTGCTGAAGGTGGTGTGGTTATGCCTCGTTCTGGTGGAACGATTGCACGTATCGGTGAGGCAGGTCAGCCTGAAGCGGTTATTCCTTTGAGCCGCTGGAAGGACATGGCTGGCGGTGGCGGCAGCACTTACAACATTACGATCGTTGGTGGCGGCGCGAACCTTGGCAAGGTTGTGGTTGACGCCATTAAGGGTTATGAACGAACCAACGGTTCTGGCTGGAGGGCGTAGTGCCGACTCCTGTTACTAAGGTTGAGTTTGGTTTCACTCAGTCGGCTGGGGCTTACGTTTATAGCGACGTGACTTCGTTTGTGCGTTCGGTTGAAATCAATCGTGGGCGTGCTAATAACTTTGACGCTTTCGATGCTGGTTCGGCTTCGATCTTGTTGGGTAATAATGGCCGCGAGTTTGATCCGTCTTATTTGACGCCTGTAACGAACCGCACGAACCTTGTGAAGAACCCAATCCCTTCGACGAGCGCGGCTGTGTCACCGCAAGAATCTTGGTCGGTTATTAACAGGGGAACGGGCGGTGCTGGAACGACCACACTGACCGCTGACGGGGCTTTAGATACGGTTACGACTGCTGCTTCAAGCATCGGTTATTCGTTTGGCGTGACGGGTTCTACGACCGCTGCGCGTATCCCCGTAACCGCTGGCCTCACTTATGTTGCCTCGTTTTACGCAACTTCAAGCGTGAGCGACACGCGTCGCATGGGTGCAACTTTTTATAATTCGGCAGGCACGAGCCTTGGTGAAAATTCGGGTGACATAACCGTCATGCAGGCGAACATTGAAACGCGGATTACGGGAACTTTCACCGCGCCAGCAACAGCGGTTTCTATGCGTATTTATGGTGGTCAAACGACGGGTTCGGTTATTCGCCCGTTGGGTTCGACCATGTATTGGAGGCGTGCGCTTGTTGAGCAGGCGGCGACCATTGGCGATTACTTTGATGGGTCACAAAGCGATACTGCGCAAATCACAAACTCGTGGTCTGGAACTGCGCAGGCATCGTCAAGCCTGCAAGCAATCATCCCGTCGCGTTTCGGGGCGGAAGTGAAACCTCAAGCGGCGGTGCGTGTAACCAGCGGCAACGTGGTGATCTTTCAAGGCTGGGTGGATTCTTACACATTTGACTATTCGGTGGCTGCTGACGCGACGGTAACTTTTAATTGCCTTGACGGTATCGCGCGAATCTCTGTGGCCGAGTTGAACGCCCACACGCCTTCGGCTGAGAAGACTGACGTGCGTATCGCTAATGTGCTGAACCGCAGTGAGGTCGCTTGGTCTGCTACTGCGCGTGACCTTGACGCTGGTGTGATTACTGTTGGCACTACACCAGTCGATCAGGGAACATCTGCTTGGGAGTATCTGACGCAGGTTGCTGATTCTGAGGGTGGCGCGATTTATGTCGCAGCCGATGGTGATGTAACTTTCAAATCGCAACGCGAACCAATCTCGGACTTGACCACTTTTACGTATCGCTATAACCAGTGCGTGCTTCCGTCGTTTGAATCTTCGACCACGACGGTTGGTTACGCGTCTTGGACTATCGGTGGGCGCACTTCAACGTATGCAAAGTATCGAACCTATTCTGCGACCGAGGCAACGTTTACTGATCCGTATGAGGGCGTTTCTGGTGGTAGTGTTACTGGCCATTTGTTTTACGATCGCACGCCGAACCGTTGGGTGCAGAACCAGACTTATACGATTTCGCTGTGGGTTTACCAGTCGGACATTAACGCGACCGACGTTTACTTGTTCGCTGGTTCTGGCGTAATGGGCGCAGGCTTTTTGCAGGATGTCGTGTCCGATTATGCGTCGCTTCGTGCGCCTGATGGTTGGGTGCGTTTGAGCGTTGAGTTCACGCCGACGCGTGCTGATCAGCCGCTTGTGGTTTGGACTTCGCGCGCCGCTGGAACGCTTTACGCCGACGCGTTACTAATCGAACCAGCCATTTATCTAGGCGAATATTTCGATGGCACGACCAAGCCTTCGGACACTTCGACGGTCGCTTACTTTTCAACTTGGACAGGCACAGCCGAAGTATCAAGTTCGCAGTTAGAAATTCAAACGACTTATTCGGGCGAAACCCCTAACGCCACTTACTTCGATGACACGAATACGAACATTCCTTTCACTGCTGTCCAGTTGGAATATGGCTCGGAGTTAAATTACAACCGCGTCGTGGTGGTCAACACTGCTGGAACGGTGACTGCGGTTGACGCGGCGGCTGGGACTGCTTATGGTGTTCGCACTTTCACGCAAGCCGACAACTTGTCGAACAGCGCAGCCGACGGGACTGCGGTCTCTAACTACTTGTTGGATTCTTACCGTCTGCCTGATTACCGTTTCCAGTCGATCAGCACCGAGTTGAACGGGATGGCTGCGCTTGATCAATACGAGGTTTTGATTACAGACATTTGGAATGCGGCTGACATCACTTACACCCCGTCGGCGGTTGGCACAGCGTTGCACAGCATTGAGAAGGTTGTGGGCGTGGCTCATTCGATCAGCCCAGCGTCGCATTTGGTTACGTTTGCGTTGAGCAGTTACGGGTCGCGGTTTGTTTTGGATTCAACGACGCAGGGCGTGCTTGACATTAGTCGCCTTGGTTCACCGTCGTAGAATTGATTAGAAAGAGAGAACGATGAGTTACAAGACATGGGTTTCAGGTGAGGTTCTCACCGCGAGCGATGTGAACACGTATCTGATGCAACAGAGCGTGCCGAACTTCGCCAGCACCGCTGAACGCGACGCGGCTATCACGTCGCCAGTCGAAGGCCAATTTTGTTATGTCACTGACCAAGACTCGTTCTTCGTTTATAACGGGTCGTGGATTGGCTACGACAACACGTGGAAGTCGTGGACACCTACTTGGGCTAACGTCACCAAGGGAACAGGCGCAACAGAAACTTACGCTTACATTCGTCTGGGCAAACTGATCATTGCGCATGGCTCATTGACTCTTGGAACTGGTGGTGCGGTCTCTGGCTCAGTGACTGTAACAATGCCAGTTACAAGTGCGACTGCGGCCATTTCAACCACCGCTGGCGCGGCGTTCTTCTTTGACACTTCAGCAAGCGCAACATTCCAAGGCACAGTTGACATCGCAACGAACTCAACAACCGCGACGATCCGCGCGTCAGACTCGTCAACTACTTACCTATCGCGAACTAATCTCAACAGCACGATCCCATTCGGTGCTGCTTTTGCAGTTGGTGACCGCATCGGTTTCAACGTTCAGTATCAGGTGGCATAATGCAGAAACTATTTATTTGTGAAGACGAAACGTGCGAGCAGGTGGGCGTTGAGTTTGTGCTGACTGATCCGCAGCGCATAACCACGTGTGGTGGTTGCGGCGTGATTTTGCAAGGCGTGGCTGTCGATGAGTGATGAACGCCCTACGAACCAGTCCCTTCTCATGGCGTTGAACTCGCGCCTTGCAGTCATCGAATCGAAGATTGATCACATTGCTGACATTGAAGACAGGCTGCGCGCCCTTGAAAAAGCGCGGTATCAGTCGGCATGGATTATCAGCCTTCTATCTTCTGGAATGTCGGCTGGTATCGTGGGTCTTATCCTGCGCATCGCATCTAACTGAATGGAATCCAATGCCTAAATATGTTGAACCGTTTCCAGCGTCGTCACGCAATGACGTGTTCGGTGACCTTTCCCCTTATCGTGAGGGCAGGCCGCATCGTGGTCAGGACTGGAGTGTGCCTGAAGGCTCTTTGATCCGCGCTATGGGTTCAGGTGCGATCAAGGTAAACGAATGGTCTGACGGGCTTGGCTGGTTTGTGATTCAGTCAACCGACGGTGGTAAAAAGTTTATTCTTTATGCGCACTTGAAAGAGCAGCCGAAGTTGAAGGTGGGCAAGTTCGTTTACGCTGGCAAGACTTCGATTGGGCGCGTCGGAACAACTGGCCGTTTTTCGACTGGCTCGCATTTACATTTGTCGGTTGCCACCAAGCAGAACGTTCACACGTGCGCTTATGATGACCTACTTGATCCGTTGGAACTTTTGAAGGAGTCTAAATGAAACTGTGGTTGAAAGAATTTCTTAGCGTCGTCGTGGAGGTGGCATGGCGTG